GCTCGGAGATGTGTATAAGAGACAGTTATAAAGCCGCTCAATTTCTTTCCAATCGTCAGCATTAAAAGCTGAAAAAGCTGCAGCAAGCCGGTGTTGAAAAGATTCTTCACCGGCAAGCTGGATGTCTGCAAGCATTTCTGCAATCTGCTCATCCTTTGTTTTTTCAATAAACATTTCACCTTCACCAGTTCGGAGCCAGTTTTCATTCACATCAAATTCACGACAAATAGTTTTTATGTTTGCGTTTGTTAATGAGGTCTCACCACGTTCTAATTTAGATACGGCTGATTTTTGAATTCCAATAACTTCTCCAAATTCAGATTGACTTAATTTCAAAGCTTTTCTGATGTGCTTTAAACGTTCATTCATTTTTATCATCTCCTTTCAAACTCATAATAGCATAGGTTTTAATAAATAACAATCAAAAAGTTTCTTAAAGACACAAAAAAGTATTGACAAGGTACCTTTAGGACACTATAATGTGTCTTAAAGAAACACAAGAGAGGTGAGAGGAATGGATATAGAAAAAATCAAAGAGAAGATAAAGGATTCACAGTCTATGGCGCAGACCAAGAAACGCTTAACAACAGAAGAACTTGTAACACTTCTGTTGACTGACATGCCAAGTGATGAACCGGTTACAGAGGAAGATGTTGAACTGATTGCACAGGTGCTTGAAAAAGTAAGCGAAAAGAAGTGCAGCGTAAGACATGCACAATTTTTGATGGATACATGCAGGAAGTTGATTCTTGCAATAGCAACGTTTCAGGTATGACGCATTAGAGAAAGGTGGTAAACGGATGCCGGGAGATAAAGAAAAATGGTTTTACATTGGCTTATTCATAGGGGCAGTTGTTGGAATCTTCATCTGGTCATTTTTGAAAGTCACAGGAAAAGTTTATTGAAAAAATACTGGATGAAGTAAGGAATGGCGGTGGTTGAACATACACCGGCAATAAAGCCGAAGATGGAACACTTGATTTTTTCAGCTTTGGTGTAAGAGCGAAGCAACCCTTTGTTTTCAAGCCATACAGCGGACGGAATATCAGTATTATCAGAAATCAGCATTTTAATATCACCGGATGCCGCCAGAAGATGAAGAGCATATACATTTTTAGGCTTGGAGCAAAAAACTGACAGGTCATCACCATGGAAGGAACCGGTTGGATTCATAAGACAGTTTTGTTCAATGGTTCGCATGCATTTATCAAGATAGATTGAAGATGTACGGTATTTTTTCATGGTATTCCTTCTTTCGTGAAATTTATTAAAAAAAGTATAACAAATTAACCACAGAATTAAAAGCCGAAACGGTCAGGAATGACCGTCATGCAAGGAGTGACTGCCTTGTGTCTGATGATGGCAGGTCTATCAGGGTCAAAAAAATCTGCACTAACTTTAAGAAAGGGGAAAGGGCAATGTCTGAACATGAAAAGAAGATTGTAAAAGCGTTTGCCGAAGCACTGCCGGGTATGAGTGATTTTGACAAAGGCTATGTTCTCGGAATGTCTGAACAGATTGCAGCGAAGAGAAAAGAAACTGATGCTACCGGGGCAGAAGCAGAAACCGGCGAACCAACAGAAATTGCTGAATCCGCAAAGGATGGAAAAATGCAGAATTAAGACAATCAGTAACAGCATATTTTCAAAAATAGGAGAGGAAAAGGAAGGTGAAAGGTATGAAATCAGCTTTTGAAGAAGGCATTGAATACACAAAAAAAGTAATTGAATTTCCAGACGGATGCACCGTTGAAGTTTACCGCCCTATTTTACCAAAAGAAGAATATGACAGAAGACACAAGCAACTTGAAAAGGCTGCCGAACGTTTCTTGAAACACGTTGAAAGTGTCCGTGCAGCGGAAAGGAAGTCACAGTGAAAAATTTTATTTTAAAAAGCATCACATTTATTGCTGCTGTGGCATTGATTATTGGGACAAGCCTTCTTGATTCAGAATCAAATGCACCTGCATATGTTGTGATTGCAGCCATGGCATGGACAACCATCTTCTGTTTGGTGAACCAGAAGACCATTAAACAGAAATGTAAAAGAATAACTTGACTGACACTGATTAATGAAAAGGAGTAAAAAATGGAGAAAAATTTAAAAGGATATAAAGGCTTTGAAAAGGGTCTTATTTGCCGTGGTAAACAGTACGCAGAAAACACGGTTTTTGAAGAAGAAGATGCTGTTGTCTGCCGCAAGGGAATGCATTTTTGTGTGAATCCATTTGATGTACTTGACCACTATGGCTTGGTTAATGAAGATGGTGGATTCAATGATTTTGCAGAAGTAGAAGCCATGGATGAATGCCTGACAGATGATAACAAAAAATGCTGCACAAAGAAATTAAAGGTTTGTGCAAAACTTAGTTTTTCCGGATTTATCAAGGCATGTGTGAATTTCGTTATAGAAAGGACAACCTTTGAAGAACCAAAGATTGGCAGTTCCGGAGATTACGCACAGATTGGCAGTTCCGGAGATTCCGCACAGATTGGCAGTTCCGGATATTCCGCACAGATTGGCAGTTCCGGATATTCCGCAAAGATTGGCAGTTCCGGAGATTCCGCACAGATTGGCAGTTCCGGAAATTCCGCACAGATTGGCAGTTCCGGAAATTACGCACAGATTGGCAGTTCCGGAAATTACGCACAGATTGGCAGTTCCGGAAATTCCGCCGTTGTAATGTGTGCCGGAAATGGCAGCATTGCAAAAGCGAAGAAAGGTAGTTGGATTACTCTTGCCGAGTGGAAGGAAAATGCGGAAGGCAAATGGATTCCAGTAAATGTTGTAACCGTGCAGGTTGATGGTAAAAAAATCAAAGAGGATACATATTACAGACTGGAAAACGGTGAATTTGTTGAGGTCAGCGAATAATGGCTGTTGAAATGATAACACTTGACAGCTGGGAAGATTGGCTGAATCACCGAGAAAGAATCGGCGGTTCAGACGCATCAGCAATCCTTGGCATGAATCCATCCAGAACAAACATTGAACTATGGCAGATAAAAACCGGTCAGTTGATTCCTGAAGATATTTCTGAAAAACCTTATGTAAAGTATGGCACAGAAGCTGAAAAGTATCTTAGAGAATTGTTTAAATTGGATTTCCCAGAATATCAGGTCATGTATGTAGAAAATAACATGTTCCTGAATGATAAATACAATTTTGGACATGCATCTTTAGATGGATGGCTTATTGACCAGAATGGAAGAAGGGGTGTGTGGGAGTGCAAGACAACTAATATTTTGCAATCCATGCAGAAGGAAAAGTGGAATCACCGGATTCCTGACAACTATTATGTGCAGTTATTACACTATTTGCTTATTACGGAATTTGATTTTGCGGTGCTTAAAGCACAATTGAAATATGAATTCAATGGTGAAATTTATCTTCAGACAAAGCACTACAAGATTGAAAGGGCAGAAGTGCAAGAAGACATTGAGTTTTTGGAATCTGCTGAAAGAAAATTCTGGAAGCAGGTGCAGGAAAGAAAAAGACCTGATTTGATACTGCCGGAAATATAGGTGAAGACATGAAAATATTAGTTGCTTGTGAGGAAAGTCAAGCTGTAACAAAAGAATTAAGAGCACTTGGTCATGAAGCGTTTTCATGTGACATCATACCATGCAGTGGTGGATATGACGAATGGCACATTATGCAGGATGTTTTGCCATTATTAAATGGTTGTTGCCATTTCAAAACATTGGATGGATTGGAACATTATATAGAAAAGTGGGATATGATAATTGCTTTTCCACCATGCACACATTTAGCTGTATCTGGTGCGGCATGGTTTGAAAAAAAAAGGAATGATGGAAGGCAGGAAGAAGCAATTGAATTTTTTATGAAAATTCTTAATGCAGACTGTGAAAAGATAGCGGTTGAAAATCCTGTCAATATTATAAGCGGTAATTATATTGGTAAGCATTTCCCACTGCTTCAATCGAAATACGAATTTCCAATAAAACCCACACAGACAATTCAACCTTATGAGTATGGAAATAGTGCGAGAAAGAAAACTTGTCTTTGGCTTAAAGGACTACCGAAGCTGGTTCCCACAAATATAGTTTCACCCGGAGAATTTTTAATATCTTCCGGAAAAACTTATTCAGTTGGTGCAAGTGCAGATACGGCAAGAGATAAAGATGGAAAGAGTATCCGTTGGAATGACCCAAGAACAGCCAAAATAAGAAGCAAGACTTTTCCAGGTATTGCAAAAGCTATGGCAGAACAATGGACAGTAAATATAAGTGAAGAAAAAGGAGAAAAACAAATGGAATTTAGAATGAAAGAATACCAGTTACCTGAAAAAATTAAATTTAACTATGAAGAATTGAAGCAGGAATTAACAGAAAAAGTCAAATTGTATGAAACCATGGTTTATACAGATGAACAGATTAAGGAAGCCAAGGCAGACCGGGCGAATCTGAATAAATTGAAAAAAGCATTGAATGATGAACGAATCCTTAGAGAAAAGGAATATATGCAGTCGTTTAATGCTTTCAAAGCACAGATTAATGAAATTATCGGCATCATTGATAAGCCGGTAGCAGTGATTGATGCGCAAATTAAGGAGTACGAGGAAAAGCAGAAAAAGGAAAAAATGGAGAAAATCAAGGAATTATGGTCTGAAATGGAAGTTCCTGATGGTCTTGCCTTTGAAAAAGTCTTTGAAGAGCGGATGTTGAATAATTCATTCAATTTGAAACATATCAAAACCTGCTTCACTGATGCAATAGATAAATTTAATCGTGACATCACTACATTGGATGCGTTGCCGGAATTTGGCTTTGAAGCAAAGCAGGTTTACCTTCAGACATTGGATATTAACAAAGCACTTGCTGAAGGTCAGAGGATGTCACAGATACAGAAACAGAAAGCGGAGCATGAAGCAGAGCAGGCAAGACTGAAAGCAGAGGAAGAAGCAAAGAAGGCTGTTGCAGAAGTGGCACCTACAGAATCACAGTCACAGGCTACACCGGAAGACTTTATGAATCCACCGGAAGATACAACACCAGTGAAGGAGTGGATTGCATTTCAGGCATTAATGACCACAGAAGATGCGCTTGCATTGCGTGACTTCTTTAATAGCCGGAATATTGAATTTAAGGCAGTTTAGGAAAAGGAGCAGAAGGCATGAATAGTAAAAATATCAAAAAGCACTTGAATAATAAATTGCGTGATTGGATTTCCAATATTGATGATGAAAATATCAAGGCAATTTTGAAAGAAAATGTGATTATAACAGGCGGTGCTATTGTCTCACTTCTGACAGGTGAAAAATTACATGACTATGATGTGTGTTTCAAGACAAAGGAAGCCTGCCTTACGGTAACAACTTATTATGTCGGCAAATGGAATGAAATGCACCCTGAAAAGCCTGTTTCAGTAAGATGCAATAATACAACAGGAAAAATTGATTGTTTTATTTCATCAAAAGGAATTGCAGATGAAGATGAAAATGGTGGAAATCCTCTTGCATACAATTTTGAAGCAACAGCCGTTGAGGATGAAACGTTTGGAATGGAACATGAACAGGAAGAAACAAATCAGGATTCCAAAGAAAAATACAGACCACGATTCATTACAAGTAACGCAATTACATTGACTGACAAAGTCCAGATGGTGATTAGATTTTACGGAGAAATTGAAGAAATTCATAAAAACTATGACTTTGCACACTGTACATGTGCTTGGAGTGCATGGAATAACGAATTACTTCTTCCGGAAAAGGCACTTGAATGCATTATTAATAAAGAATTGTATTATGTTGGCTCAAAATATCCTTTATGTTCAATTGTCCGTACAAGGAAGTATCTGGAAAGAGGTTATCACATCAACGCAGGTCAGTATGTGAAGATGTGCATGCAACTGAATGAATTGGATTTAAAGGATGTAAGGGTGTTAGAAGACCAGCTAACAGGTGTTGACACAACCTATTTCCAGATGATGATTGACGCAATTCAGAAACACATGGAAGAGACAGGGGAAGAAAGGGTTGATACAACCTATGCCATGAATCTTATTAATAAACTTTTTTAGAAAGGACAGGTAAATTATGGCAACTTCAGTTCAAATTACACTTATTATTTGTATCACATTAATAGCAATAATATGTTTTCCAAACAGAAAGGGGAAGTAAAACATGGCAATACAGAATAGTTTACAGAAATCAAAAGGAAATCAGCGGTTAGGCATCACGGCATATTTGACAGGGGATGCAGTAAAAAATCAGATTAATCAGGTAGTTGGTGGCAAAAATGGACAGCGTTTTATTTCTGCAATTGTATCAGCAGTGAATACAAATCCGACACTTCAGGAATGCACGAATCAGTCAATATTATCAGGAGCGTTGCTTGGCGAATCGTTGAAATTATCACCATCACCGCAGTTGGGACATTATTATCTTGTGCCATTCAATGATAAGAACAAAGGCAAGGTTGCGCAGTTCCAGATGGGATATAAGGGCTATATTCAGTTGGCTATTCGTTCTGGACAGTACAAGAAAATCAATGTAATTGCAGTAAAAGAAGGAGAATTGGAATATTTTGACCCATTAAATGAGGAAATCAAAATCAATATGATGATTGATAAGTGGGATGAAAGAGAAGCGGCACCAACAATTGGTTATTATGCAATGTTTGAACTGGTCAACGGATTCCGTAAAGCCATTTATTGGAGTAAGGCACAGATGGAAGCACATGCACTCAAATATTCGCCGGGATATAAAAAAGACCGTAGAGATGGAAGTAATCATACGTTTTGGGCAAAGGATTTTGATGGTATGGCATACAAGACCATGCTTCGCCAGTTAATCAGCAAATGGGGGATTATGTCGATTGATATGCAGTCAGCAATTGATGCGGATATGGCAGTTATCAATGAGGATGGCAGCAAGGATTATGTTGATAATGATGATTCTATTATAGATGCAGAGCCGCCGCAGAGCGAAGAACCGCAACCGGAACCACGGCAGGAAGCAGAAAAGAAGCCGGAAACAACACAGCAACCAACAGATGCACAGATGGCACTGTTTGGAAATAAATAGAAGGAAGGGGGAAAACTAAATGAATAAAGTGGAATTGAAAGACCTTGTTGGTGGCGCACTTCAGGAGAAATTCAATAAATCTTTTGAAAAAGTGATTGATAATCTTCAGGATGTTAATACATCTTTCAAGGTAAAGCGTAAGATTTCTATTTCGTTGGACTTTGTGCAGAATGAAGCAAGGGATGACGTACATGTTGAAGTGGCGGTTGTTGAAAAACTTGCACCACAGGCACCAATGACAACTTCATTTGCAATCGGAAAAGACCTGAATACTGGCGAAATGTACGCTGAAGAATACGGAAAGCAGATTAAAGGGCAGATGAAACTTGATGACTATTCACATGAGCAGGTAGTTGATGGAAAAACCATTGATACAGACACCGGTGAAATTGTAAAAGAACCAGAAACAGTTGTTGATTTTAGAAAGGCTGCACAGTAAGCAGAATAGGTGAAAAATATGATTAAAGAAGCATTACAGTATATTGTCGGACTTGGCGAAGCAAAGGTTCAGGACATCACACTTCCTGACGGAACAATTCAGACGTATTCATACAAGTCATTACAGAGACTTACAAAACACATACCAATGGTTGACAATGCTATTCACATGAGCACACTCACAAGCCTTGTGGATTACATCAGAGGAAAAATTGATTCTATGTCCGAAAAGATGATTATTCAGGTGGTAGACCCAGAAACAGTTGTTCTTTTTTCCCAGTTGAATGAGGAAAGAGACCGTGAAACGCTTGTTGTTGTTAATGCAAAAATCCCGGAATTTCCATTTGATTCCTTTATAAATCAGGAAACCTTTTGCATTAATCTTCAGGCAAAATTCATTAATGACCCGGAAACTGACCTTGCATTAGTTTTGAAGTTTGCAGGAACAGTTGAAACCGGAACAGTTACTGAATATGGTGATGATGGTGTCACCCAGAAAGCCACAGTTAAAACCGGCATTGCTTCAAAAAGTGAAGCAGTTGTTCCGAATCCGGTAACATTAAGACCATACAGAACATTTTTAGAGGTAGAGCAGCCGAAGTCAGACTTTATTTTCAGAATGAAACAGGACAAGTATGACGGTATTAATTGCGCAATCATTGAAGCTGATGGTGGTGCATGGAAAATGGCAGCAACCAAGGCAATTAAGGATTACTTACAGTATGAGTTATCAGAATATGAGCAGTTCACAGTTATTTCATAAGGTTGTGACACCTGCCTGAAAAAGGCGAAAGAAGCTATCATGCTATTACATATCACGAAAAAACATCCCGGTTGCTTATGCAGCCGGGAGATTAGAAAGCAGGTGCAATATGAAGACGAAAGAATGTATGCACTGTGAAACTTTCTTTGATTGTGCAGGCAAGCCGACAGATAACCCTTGCCTGCAATTCAGGAAACGAAAAGAGAAAACAGAAAACAATTTTAATGAATTATTACAGAAGGAAATGAGAAAGGAGTAATGACAGAAGCCTTGGTAGACCAAGGTTGACCGCCTAAAGGTGAAGAAAGGCGAGAACAAAAGGAATTTAATTTGCGGTGCTGCATGGCACCATGGGAAGCCGTAATTCCTTATCCACGGAAAACAAGATTGACTTGTCAACGTGGTTGTCATGAAAAAATTAAAAGTTTGTTGGTTATCAGCAGGTGTCAGCAGTTTTTTAGCAGGTTACTTTGAAAGAGATTCTATTGATAAGTATATCTATATCGACATTGATGACCAACATGAAGACAGTATGCGGTTCATAAAAGACTGTGAAAAAGTGCTTGGAAAACGAATTGAGATTTTGAAAAGTCCATATGGCAGCGTGGAAAACTGTATTCTATCTGCCGGAATGATAAGAAATCCATTTACACAGTTTGCCCCATGTACGAATTGGTTGAAAAAACGTGTTCGCAAGGAGTGGGAAGAAAAACACACAGATTTTCAAATAACATATATTTGGGGATTTGATTGTGAGGAAAAGCACCGAGCAGAGCGGTTAAATGAATCAATGCCGGACTTTAAACATGAATTCCCACTGATTGAGCGGATGCTCACAAAACAGGATGTTCATGCCTTATTTGACAGACTGTTTGATTTCAAAAGACCTGTCATGTATGACATGGGGTATCAGAATAATAATTGTGTGGGATGTGTAAAGGGCGGCATGTGGTACTGGAATCAGATTCGCAAGGATTTTCCTGACGTATTTAAGGCACGTTCTGAACTTGAACGGAAGATTGGTGCTTCAATTATAAAAGGTGTCTATTTGGACGAATTAGAGCCTTGCAGAGGTAGAAAAGAAGATGAAATAAGTACAGATTGCGGCATCATGTGTTATTTGAATTTAGATAAATAAAAAGAAGGTGGAAGGATGGCAGTAAACAGTAAGCAGAAGGGCGCACGATTTGAACGGCAGCTTGCCGGATTATTTCGTGACCATGGCTATTCTGATGCAAGAAGAACGGCGCAGTATTGCGGAAATACCGGGGATGCGTCTGATGTGATTGGATTACCCGGAATACACATTGAAGCAAAGCATCAGGAAAAAATGCAGCTTTATAACTGGATGGCACAGGCAAAAAGGGATTCTGAAGGAACTGGAAATATCCCAACAGTATTTCATAAAAAGAACAATGCAGAAATTCTTGTGACCATGCGGTTTGAAGATTGGATGCAGATATATAAAGAATGGGAAGCAGGTGAGAACCATGGATAATTTAAGAACAACAGCGGAACTTGTGAAAGCAATCTTGGAAAAGAACATAAAAGCAAGAAACAGTGACAGTTATTTATATTATTGTGTAATCAGGATTATTGGGAAAAGAAATGGTGTTGATATTGAAAAGATGTCAGTCCCTAATTTCTTCTTACACATGAAGGAATATAATATGCCTGCTTTTGAAACAGTCAGAAGGACAAGGCAGAAGATTCAACATGATAATCCAGAATTATCTGGTTGTGATGATGTGGAAGCAAAGCGTATGGTGAATGAAGAAATGTTTCGTGATTACGCTAGGGGGTTCTGATGTTTGGATGAATTAAAAATAAATGGTGCCGGTTACTATGACCCAACAGCGTATAAGGCATTGACAAGAGTAATGAGAAAAGAGGAAAAGACAATGAAATTATACAATGGTGATATTATTGAATTTGAACAGAGTAACGGAATGAAAAGAATAGCGGTTATTTTAGCAGTACATGAAAAATTTTCAACTGTACTGGTATTAGCAGAAAACGACAAGCTGCCATACAGCGTGAAGTGTCAGGGATTAAAATACACTGACCCGGCAATGCTGCAGTATACATATAATGATGCGTTCACCAATTTAATCAGAAGCATGTCTGATAATGAGTATTCAGATATTATGCAGGCTGTTATTGATGCGCTTGGTTATGAAATGCCGGAAAAGGTGGCGAAAGAACCGCCAAAAGGGACTGTGGAAGAAGCTACACCGGTTGATTATATTGCAAAAGTTCAATACAACGTTGAAATAGAAACGTTGCAGGAAAATTTAATTCAGGCACAGGCTGAAAGAAACGTATATAAGGAATTATATGACAATCTGATTAACAGTATGATTGCAAAATAGGAAGGTGCTGAACTATGGCAGATAGCAATGGATGGATAAAACTGCATAGAAAGCTGCTTGACAATCCTATTGTTATGAAGGATTCAGAATACCTTGCTGTTTGGATTTATTTGTTGCTTAATGCGTCACATGCGGAATATCCGGTGTTGTTTGGGGGTAAGAAAATCACGTTGCAACCGGGGCAACTTATAACAGGCAGAAAAAGTATTGCTTCAGAATTGTGCATCAGCGAATCGAAAGTCAGAAGAATTTTAGATATGTTTGAAACTGACCAACAAATTGACCGGCAAAGAAGCAATAAAAACAGCCTAGTTTCAATAAAAAATTGGGATAAATACCAAATATGTGACCGGCAAAATGACCAACAACTGACCAACAACCGACCAACAACCGACCAACAACCGACCACAAACAAGAAGAATAATAAGAAGATTAAAGAAGATAAAGAAATAATATATTCTGATTCACAGGAACTGAATGAAGCAATTCTTTCTTTTATTGAATATAGAAAGAGTATTAAGAAACCTATGTCAGAAAGGGCGGTGTCCTTACTTCTTGGAAAACTGAACAAAATGTCCGGTTCGATTCAGGAACAGATTGAAATTCTTAATCAGTCTATTGTGAATGGTTGGCAAGGGATATTCCCATTAAAAAATGAATCTGGGAACAGAGTGGTAGAACAAATACCTTCATACACTAAAAAGAACAAATTCAACAGTTTTCCACAGCGAAAATATGACATGGAAGCGTTGGAACAGGCACTTTTAAATACTACTGAAAGGGGCAATGAAGAAGGTGAAAGCTAAATATTATCTTCAGCAGGTACAGAAGATAGACACAATTATTAAAAACAAGATGATTGAAAAAGAGCAGTGGAAAGCAATGGCTGAATCAATCACAGCAGCTTCTGACGGTGAAAGGGTGCAGGCTTCCGGAAGTCAACAGAAAATGGCTGATGCCGTGATTCGATATGTTGAGATTGAAGCAGAAATTGACGAATACATAAATCTGCTGTTAGAAACAAAAAGGGATGTAGTCAGTGTAATAGAACGACTTCCTGCAATTGAATATGATGTACTCCATAAAATATACATTCAGTACAAGGAAATGTATGAGGTTGCAGCAGAATGCCAGAAAACGTATTCTTGGGTAACTACAATCCATGGAAGGGCATTAAAGCATGTGCAAGAGATACTGAAGGGAAGGAGTGTGAATGATGGGAAGGATGATTGATGCGGATAAATCAAAAGCGGATTTAGAAAAAGCAATTTCAAAGAACGAAGATATGGATTGCTTAGATTTTTTACGCATTGCTTCTGTTATTGATAAACAGCCGACCGCCTACGACCCGGATAAGGTTGTGGAGCAGTTGGAAAATGAGAGAAAGTTTTGGGAGAATGCATACGACAGTAATTTGGGGAAAGAGAAAGCAAGAAGTTATGAGCATGCAATCGAAATTGTGAAAGGCGGTGGAGTAGATGCGTAAAATCATAGAAAAGAAGATATTGCCAGAATACTTTAAGGCGGTTATTCATAATAAAAAAAATTTGAAATCCGCAAGGATGAGGATGAATTGCAGATAGGGGATACATTGATATTAAGGGAATGGGATGGACAGAATTACACTGGACGTGAGACAAGCAGGAGAATAGAATATGTACTGCGGAATGTTCCTGAATACGGATTAATGTCAGGATATGTAATAGTGGGATGGTAGAAATAAACAATTCATGTATACACAAAGAATACTGCATGGCAGCTTAAAAAAGGTTCATTGGTGTGGAAACCATATCATGAAAAGGTAATTACTGTGACTTTCTGTGACTTTCGTGCAACTTTTTTGAACTTTTGTGACTTTTTTGCAAACTTTTTGAACTTTTTGTATAACATGTGACTTAAAAGCTGTGTTATATTCAATATATCATAAAGCAATTAAAGGTACTGCAATCAATGCGGTGCCTTTTTTCTTTGCCTTGAAGATTCACAGGTTTCCATTTACCTTCTCCGGTCTTCAAGGCTTTTTGTAAATAAAGGTGGTGATTGTGATGGCTAAATTAACAGCCAAACAGAAAAGGTTCTGTGATGAATACCTGATTGACTTAAATGCCACACAAGCAGCTATAAGGGCAGGTTATTCACCAAAAACAGCATGTGAACAGGCTTCAAGATTGTTAGCAAATGTTAAGGTTCAGGATGAAATCGCAATTGAAATGGCTGAAAGGTCAAAGAGAACAGGAATAAATCAGGACAGGGTTTTGATGGAAATTGCAAAAATGGCATTCGTGAACATAGATGACGTGATTGACCTTGACACAGCAAAGGTAAAACGGACAGCAACAAAGGAAGACCTTGCTTGTATACAGTCTGTGAAGATAAAGCCAACAGAATTTGGAACTGAAAGGGAAATCAAACTTTGTGACAAGAAATCAAATCTTGAACTTCTTGGAAAACATCTTGGTATGTTCAAAGACAAGGTTGAACTTGAAGCAGATATGGATTTGAACATTAATATTGATTATGGTGATGAAGAATGACGGAAAAGAAGGTATTTTCAATGGATTTTGAAAATGAGACTTGGAAAGAGATTGAAGGTTATGGTGGACGGTATCAGATTAGCAACTATGGAAGGCTTTGGAATGTTGCTACACAAAGTATGATGAAACCACAATTGAAGAAAACCGGATATTTACAAGTGAACCTTATGAAACCAAACAAAAAGATGGTATCAGAAAGAGTACACAGGCTTGTTGCACTTTATTTTTGCGAAAAACCGGATGGATGCAATGTTGTAAATCACATTGATTCAAATAAAACCAATAATAATGCAGAAAATCTTGAATGGACAACAGTGAGCGGAAATACAAAACACTGTTATGAACATAATGAAAAATTCAGAAAACAAGTTAATGAAAACGCTATAAAAGCAGCACAGAAAACCATTCTTACCTTGAAAGTCAAAGATAAGGATGGTTTTCTAATTGGCATTTTTAAAGGTTATCAAAATGCAGCCGAAGCACTTGGAGTGAATGAAAAGACAGTAAGAAATATTATGCTTGGTAAATTTAAGAGCAATAGAAAGGGATATATCATCACTGCTATTGCAAAAGGTGGTGATGTTTTATGAACCTTACTATGAAAATGAATCTTTGCTTTAAAGAAGTTGATATGAGTAAAAAGAGATACATTGTTATGAAAGGTTCTGCCTGACAGGTTCCGGGAAGAGCGTTGACACAGCACAGAATTATATATTGCGGCTGATGAAGGACAAGGGAAGAAACCTTGTTGCAATGCGTAAATCTGATATTAGTAACCGAGATAGCACCTTTGCAGAATTAACAGGTGCATTATATCGCATGTTTGGTGATAAATATGAAGCATACTGGAAGATTAATAAATCACCAATGTCCATGACATTCAAGCCTAACGGAAATCAGATTATATTCAGGGGGATGAATGATGACCGGCAACGTGAAAAGCTGAAATCAATCACATTCCCAAAGGGAAAGTTAACTGATGTGTGGCTTGAAGAAGCTACGGAATTTACACAGGCAGACCTTGAAATCATAGATGACCGTTTACGTGGTGAACTTCCGGAAGGGCAATTTTATCAAATCAGAATGACCTTTAATCCAGTAAATAAGAATCATTGGATTAAAAAGGTCTTTTTTGATATACCAGACCCTAACGTGCTGACACATCACAGCACATATCTTGGTAACCGGTTTATAGATGAAGCCTATAGGCAACGTATGGAAAGAAGAAAGATTGTTGACCCTGAAGGCTATCAAATATATGGTCTCGGTGAATGGGGTGAAATTGGCGGTCTGATTCTTCATAATTGGGAAGTCGGTGAATGTTCACAGAATCCGGCTGATTATGATGATTTTGCAATAGGTCAGGACTTTGGATTCAACCATGCGAATGCAATTCTTCCGCTAGGAATTAAAGATGATGTGATTCACATTACAAAAGAAATATATGTATTTGAAAAAGACACATCAGAGATTATAGAACTTGCGAGGGATGCCGGGATTCCAACCAATAAACAAATGTGGTGTGATTCCGCAGAGCCTGACAGAATCATGATGTGGCAGAAAGCCGGGTATAACCGGGCAAAAGGTGTGAACAAAGGCGGTTCACAAGGTTCTGTGAATGCACAGATTGATTATTTGAAACAGCATAAAATCATTATTGACCCATCTTGTGTGAATACCATTAAAGAATTGCAGCAATGGAAGTGGAAAAAGGATGAAAAAACCGGTGAATACTTGGATGAACCGGTGCCATTTCAAGATGATGCTATGGCGGCACTTCGTTATGGTGTTGAAGGATGGCGCAAGAGAAAGAAATGGTTGTTATAAAATAAAGAAAACCAGAGGTGAAAAGAATGTTAAGTATTGATGAAATAAAATCTTTTATGGATGAAGACAGCACTTCAGACAAGAAGAGATTTGCAAGAAAAGGACAGGCATATTATGACGGTGACCACGATATAAAAGCATACAGATTGTTTTATTACAATACAGATGGCGAACTTGTAGAAGACAAGGCTAGAAGCAATGTGAAGATTGCACATACATTCTTCACGGAACTGGTAGACCAAGCAGTTCAGTACATACTTTCCGGAAAAGATGGATTTGCAAAATCTAAAGATGTTGCATTGCAGAAAAAATTAGATGAATACTTCAATGAAAATGATGATTTCAAGACGGAATTATCAGAGTTATTAACCGGTTGCATGGTAAAAGGCTTTGAATATCTGTATGTTTATAAAAATGAAGAGGACAAGCTGTCTTTTATGTGCGCTGATTCAATTGGTGTTGTAGAGGTTCGTGCAAATGATACAGATGATAACACAGAATGTGTTATTTACTGGTATGTGGACAGAATTGAAAAAGGTCATAAGAAAATCAAAAAAATTCAGGTTTGGGATTCTGAAAATGTTTATTATTATGTGCAGGATGGCAATGGTAATATCACGGAAGACACATCAGAAAAGATAAATCCAAAACCACATATTTTATATCAGAAAAAGGGTGATAAAGCCGTTTATTTTAAGAACTTTGGCTGTATCCCCTTTTTCCGTTTGGATAATAACAAAAAGCAGTTTAGCGGCTTGAAAACAGTCAAGGATTTGATTGATGACTATGATTTAATGGCAAGCAGTCTTTCAAATAACCTGATTGATTTTGACACTCCGATTCATGTGGTAAAAGGCTTTCAGGGGGATAACTTGGAAGAATTACAGACCAACCTGAAGACCAAAAAAATAATTGGTGTGGATGATGACGGCGGTGTTGATGTCAAGACCGTGGATGTGCCATATCAGGCGAGACAGGCAAAACTTGAATTGGATGAAAAAAATATTTACCGGTTTGGAATGGGGTTGAATACAGCAGGACTTAAGGACACAAATGCAACAACCAATATAGCAATTAAGGCAGCCTATTCTTTATTAGATTTAAAGTGTTCCAAACTGGAAATAAGATTAAAGCAGTTACTTAGAAGGCTTTTGAAGCTGATTATTATTGAAATCAATAAAACTGATGGTACAGATTACCACTGCAATCAGGTTTACTTCGAATTTAGTCATGAAGTCATGTCAAATGAGCAGGAAAATGCGCAGATTGCATTGACAGAAGCACAGAAGACACAGGTGTTAATTAACACACTTCTTTCTCTTGCTTCACAGCTTGATAATGAAACGTTAATGCGTAATATCTGTGATGCCCTTGATATTGATTATGACGAAATCAAAGGGAAACTTCCAAATCCAGACGAAGCGGAAAATGAAGCCGCTGAAGCACAAAAGGCTTTAGATGGAGTGAATGCAGATGAATCAGAGACAGAAGGAAACGCAACAGGTATTTCTTAATAATGAAAAAGCTGTATTAAAGCAGCTTGAAGGAAATTATAAGGATGCTTTGAATGAAATAAATAATAAAATAGCAATTCTTCAGGCAAGAGAAGATGCCGACTTGCAGCATGTTATTTATCAGATAGATTACCAGAAAGCATTGAAGGCACAGGTGCAGACGGTGTTAGACCAACTTCATAATAATAATTTTGAAACGGTTTCAGAATACCTTACAAAGTCATATGAAGATGGCTTTATCGGCACCATGTACGATTTACAAGGTCAGGGAATACCATTAGTATTTCCAATTGATGAAGAACAGGTTGCTGCAGCAATACAGCATGAAACCAAATTGTCTGAAAGCCTATATACAAGGCTTGGAAAAGATACAAAGGTACTTTCTAAGCAGATTGCAGGTGAAATAAGCCGGGGGATAGCCAGTTCATCCATGTATTCTGAAATATCCCGGAACATTGCCGGATATTGCGGTATAAGCAAGAATAAGGCAATGAGAATAGCCAGAACAGAATCACACCGGATTCAGTGCAAAGCAACCGCTGATGCACAGAGAAAAGCCAAGGAAAAAGGTGCTGATGTTGTGAAACAGTGGGATGCATCCCTGGATGGTAAAACAAGGGATACTCACCGGGAACTGGATGGACAAATCCGGGAACTGGATGAACCTTTTGAAGTGCAGGGCATGACAGCTATGCAGCCGGGTGATTTTGGTGACCCGGCAGAAGATTGCAATTGCCGCTGTGCGTTACTGCAAAGGGCAAGATGGGCATTAGGCAATGATTATACAAAATGGTCACCGGATGCACCGGTTGAAATATCGGATGATGGCACAACACAATTTGTAAATGTTGATGCAAAAAATTTTACTGAATTCAAGGGAATATATCAGGACATCACCGGACAAATGACCATGAATATGGAAAATAATAATTCAGTGCATACACAAAAGATAAATCAACTTGAAAAAAGCGGCAAAAGTGCTAAAATAAAATCAATCACAGCTGATAATGTGAAAGATGCAGTTAAGGGTGGAACAATAAAAACTGAAGTTGCGGAATATGTTTCAGAAGTTCTTGAAAGCAAGGATGCAATGAAGATGTTTGATAAAGTAAGAACAATTGATGTTGATTCAACAATTGTTATGAATACAAATGTTGATAAGGTAGGAACATTTGGTGACATTGTTCTTGAATTAAATAAAAATGCACTTGGTGACAAGACAATTGAAGAAATTGATTCTATGTTTATGAATGCAGACAATACGGTTGCAAATAGTTTTAAAGATGCAATTACACATGAAAAATATCATGCGGATTTGATTTTGGGAAAAAATTATGCACAGATTGAAAGTCTGTATGAACAACTTGAAGATACACATATTGATTCTTTGAGCATTACAGCATATAAAGATGGAACTGAATGTATTGCAGAAGTTGGTGTAATGATTGACAGAGGTGATGCAGACAAGGTTCCAAAAGATGCAATGGAATTATTCATTAAATATATGGGGAATAGACTATGATTAAAATTGTAAAATGCAATAATTGCGAACACAAAAGACAAAGTAAAGGATTCAAAATGACATGTGATGCTTTCCCAGATGGGATTCCTTTTTCATTTGATTATGATAATGTTGAAAAATTGGAAGAATGCAATAATGGGATAAAATATAAAGAAAAAAGTCAGAAAAAAGCACTTTGCAGGTGATGGCAAGGTGCTTTTTTAGTAGAGAGGTATAATAATATGGCAAAAGATGATTATCATGTGATAGTGTATCAAATATTAGCATATTTGTACCAATGTTTGAAAAAAGGTGAAAGAGTTGAGCAAAAAAATCTTGAATATAACTGCAAGTATTTCCAAATAAATAAATCTTATTGGACATATATTTTATATCATATGCAGGAAAGCGGATTGATTAAAGGTATTTTATTTGTAGACATTGACGGCATGGAAATGCCATATCCGACACAATTGGATGCTTGCCGAATAACACCAATAGGCATTGAATATCTATGTGACAATTCGTTTATGGAAAAAGCGAAAAAGTTTTTAAAAGATATAAAAGAAATAACACCATTTACTTAAGCAACGTATAGGATGCTTTAATGTAAAAATTTAATAACAGGATAACAAAGGCAGTCAATAGGCTGTCTTTTTATATGCCCGAAAATAGGCTGATGGCAATAAAACTATGGCTGAAATAAGCCTTATAACATGGCTGTAAAACTGTTATGCACAGATTCAGGTTTGAACTGTGGGAAAGGAAAAATGTATGAAATTAGAGGAACTGTTGGGCGAGGAACTGTATAAACAGGTAGCAGCAAAGATTGATGAAAAGAATGCCGGTGAACCTGATAAACTCAAGCATATTCGTTATGCAGACCTTTCAGAGGGTGAGTATGTCGGCAAGGGCAAGTATGATTCAGAAATCGAAAAGCTGAATAATATCATTTCCGGCAAAGACACGGAACTGACAACAGCAAATGACCTGATTGCAGAACTGAAAAAAGGAACAAAAGGCAATGAGGAATTGCAGGGTAAAATCACCGGCTATGAGGGGCAGGTGGCACAGTTACAGCAACAGCTTGCAGAAACCAAAATTAAGGCAGCAATTAAAGTCGCTTTATTGTCTGAAAAGGCTGTGGATGTTGATTATCTGACCTATAAGCTGAATGAGAAGCTGAAAGAAAAGGGTGAAACCTTGGAACTTGATGAAAATGACAACATCAAGGGGTGGAATGAAAAATTGTCTGGATTAAAAACACAGTTTCCAAAAATGTTTGAAGCCGCATCTGGTGGTGAAGATGGTTTTAACCGCTTGGATGATGGGCGGCTCCCAGATGACAATGGTGGTCGTGGTGGAGCAGAACCAAAAAACCTTGCTGAAGCACTTCAGCAGAAATACGAAAAAACACACAATGAATAGAAAGGTGGAATAATTATGTCTTTTACATTAACAGAAATGAAAGTCGGAATGTCCGACAAGGTAGCAGAGCAGGTTGTTGATATTTTCCTTAGAGAATCAGAAATTCTTCAGGCATTGCCGTTTGATGATACTGTATCACCACAGGGCGGCTCAACACTGACTTATACTTATTTACAGAAGGTGCTTCCTTCTACAGCGTCTTTCCGTGCTTTGAATGAAGAATATGAGCATTCTGCAGCAACAATGGTCAAGAAATCCGCAGACCTGAAAATCTTCGGTGGTGAATTTGACATTGACCGTGTGCTGAAAAAGGCAGAAGGAAAGTATAACAATATGGCATGGCAGATGGAAGAGAAAATTCGTGCAGCAGTTTCCTTGTTCCATTACACCCTTATTAATGGAAATTCAACAAATAACGAAAAGGAATTTGATGGACTGGATAAAATGCTTGCCGGAACAACAACAGAATTCGGCGCAGCAAGTAAGATTGACCTGTCCAGTATGACAAGCCTGAAGGCGAACGCTGATGAATTCTATGAAGCACTTACAAAGCTGATTCGTGATACTGACGCAGATGCACTTCTGATGAACAGTGACACAATCACAAAAGTTCAGACAGTGGCTAGAATCCTTGGCTATAAGACAGAATCAGAAGAAGCATTCGGAAAGAAAGTAACTTCTATGGATGGTGTCAGACTTATGGACTTAAAGAACCACTACACTGTATCTGCAAGCACGGCAACAGCAAACGCAGTTGTAAAGAAAGGCATTTCAAGAACAATCGGCGGTGATTCCGAAGCAACAACAGGACTTACAGACATTTATGCAGTCAAATTTGACATTAATGAAGGTTTCCATGCTGCAACACTTGCAGGAAGCAATGCAATTGACCAGTATCTTCCAGATTTCACACAGCCGGGTGTCGTTAAGAAGGGCGAAGTTGAAATGGTGGCAGCTACAGTCTTGAAGAATACTGCACATGCCGGTGTATTAAGAAACATTAAGATTGCGTAGGCTGAAAGGATAAGGTGAAAAAAATGGCAGGAAAGAATTTTATTATCAGAACAACAAACATCCCTAACTTCACTGGTGTTGATGCAGGAAGCGTTGCTTTTGCAAACGGAACCGCAACAATCAGTGATGCAAGAATGGTGGAATGGTTCCGTGAGCATGACGGCTATTCCGTTGAAGAAGCAGATGGTACTGCTTCTTCAGTAGAAAGCAACCCGGTTTCAAGAATGAAATTAGAGGAACTGAAAGCATATGCAGCCGAAAAGGGAATTGACCTTGGTGATGCATCTAAACGTGATGAAATCATTGAGAAAATCAAAGCGGCTGAAACAGTAAAAGGGTAAAGGTGATTTGTCATGATTATGTCAGTGAAAGAATTCAAAACCTTTGTAGAAACTGACATGGCAGAGCCATTAATTGAAGCAAAACTTCAATCACTGGAACTGTTGATTCGAAAATACACCAACAATAATTTTCAAAACCGGTTATATAGAAGAACTGCCGATATTATCGGTGGTTCTTTTTATGTAACAGCCGTACCATTTAAGACAGGAGATACAATTCAGGTATCAACAACGCAGTTATCAAATGGTTTGAAAGTGCCATGCCTGAATGAAGGACTTTTTACAATTGACAAAGTGGATAATAATTCATTTTCAGTGAAAGAAGATGTTGTGGATGAAAGCAATGTCCTCTGCACCAAGATTGTTTATCCAATGGATGTGAAAATGGGTGTAGTTAATCTGATGAAGTGGGACATGAACAACCGGGACAAGGTTGGTATACAGTCAGAAACGATTTCCCGGCATTCTGTGACATATTTCAACATGGATGGTGATAATTCTACCATTGGATTTCCAAAGTCCTTAATCGGCTTTTTAAAGCCTTATATCAAGGCACGGTTCTGAAAGGGGTGTTGACATGATAGGTAGAAACTTAAAAGCAATGTTGCAGGTGAAAAGCACTATTAAGAATGAAATCGGCGAAGGCATCCCTGTTTGGCATGATGTGATAGAACTTCTTGGATGGATAGACCTTGCATCCGGTGATTCCAAGCGGACAGAGTACAATGCTAAAATCCAGGAATCAACCCATGTATTTGTGTGTGATTACAAGCCGATTCCTGCCACTATTACCATTGATGACGCAATTGTTAGGGTAGTAGCGGAAAATGCCAGATTGATAGTAAATTCACAAGTATATGATGTGATGCTGATTGATGACCCAATGCAGTTACATGCACAGCTTGAAATCTATCTGCAATACAGAGGTGGTCAGGATGTCAGTACAATTTAAAAACAATTCGGCAAAGGTCAAAGCTGCCATGAATGAAAAGGCAATAGCTTGGTTGTATGAAGCATCCGGAGAATTGGAAGCACAGGTCAAAAGAAATACAGCGGTTGGCACAGGACAGTTGAAAAATTCATGGACTTATAAAGTTAATGAATCCAAAGGCGAAGCTACAATTGGAAGTCCATTAGAAAATGCCATCTGGGAAGAGTTTGGAACCGGGCAGTATGCATTGCATGGTGACGGAAGAAAAACCGCATGGACTTATGAAGATGACAAGGGAAAATGGCATAGAACAGTAGGTAAAAAGCCGAGAAGAGCATTGAATAATGCCTTTGTGACACTTAAAAAGTCATTACAGGCAAGGCTTGAACAGATTATGAAAGGGATGGAAAAATGACGGAAGCAGTATTAAGATTTATAAGGGATGCAATGGCATCAGCTAATATTCCGTATGAGTTTATGGAATATACGTCTGCTGTGGATGCAATATCGGCATACTGGGTTGGTGAATATACAGAAGAACAACCCTTGAATGAAGATGGTATGCAGAAAACGCAGTTCATCCTGACTGGAACCGGTAAAGGTTCATGGTCAGAACTGGAAAAGCAGAAAGAAAAAATCAAAAAATTATTCCCGGCGAACGGCGGCAGAAGAGCAATCCTTGATGATAAATCAGGGGTTGCTGTTTTTTATGGCAATGCATTCCCGGTTCCGACCGGTGACGGTTTTATGAAAAGGCTACAGATAAATTTAACAGTTAAAGAATGGAAGGTGAATTAATATGGCAGATTGGACAGAATTTGCAGTATCAGGAGTGTCAGAGGACACACCAAAAAATATTATGCTTGGTGCAGGAACGCTTTATAAAAACTTTGAGTATTCCACGGAATCAAGAAAATGGACAGGTACAATTCTTGGCGCAACATCAGGGGGAAATAAACTGACGATTACACCAACAATTACAGACATTGAAGTAGATGGTGTTCTTGTAAAAGCGAAAGGTCTTAGACAGAAGACCGGAGAAACAGCACAGATTGAGACTAATATGGTTGAAATCACAAAAGAATACCTTCAGTCAACCGTCATTGGACAAACAGGAACATCTGTGGATAGCAGATTTGATGTTATCGAATCAAAAGAACTGATTGAAGATAGTGATTATATTGAAAACTTCGCTTTTGTCGGATTCAAAACAGACGGAAGTCCTATCATTGTTATTTTTGATTCTGCAATTTGCACATCAGGTCTTTCCGTTGAAGGAAAGAACAATGAAGCTTCGGTTGTTCCGGCAACATTTGAATGTGTTGCAGAACTTGAAACAGGCGGTAACACAAATAAATTACCTTATCACATTTATGTGCCGAAGGCATCAGCAACACAGGCAGCACAGAAATCCCCAAAAGTGGTTTCTGAATAAAACCAAACAGAAGGAGATTGAACAATGAACGATATGTTAGTCTGTCTCTTATACACATCTCCGAGCCCACGAGACGCTCATGAATCTCGTA